TCCATCTATAGAAGTGACTTTATTCTGTTCTTCCAATTGCTCATTTGCGTAGTTAAGTACGTTTTCTTGGCGGGGAGGTGTGAGTTTGTTGTATATGGAAGTGATGTCGTTATCGTCTTTGTATGTAGTATCTATGTCGCTTTTACCAACCTCGAAAACATCAGCTATCCTTTGTATAACTCCGTGAGAGGGGTTGGAACGTAAATTTAAATAATCGCTTAAAGTAGATGGTTTTATGTTAATGAGTTCAGCAAGTTTCTTTTGAGACATATTTGAATCGTTGAGAAATTTTCTAATGTTTTTGGCTATAATTATATTTCTTTCTTTGTTCATATTACTTACCTCCTTTTTTCTTATTATACGAAAATTTCATATCATAGTAAAGTTTTTTACGAAAAAAACGTATTTAATGTTGACAATACGAAAATTTCGTATTATATTAGGTTTACCGAAAGGCGGTGACAACATGAAAACATTAAAAGAGTTGAGGACTGATTACGGATTGACTCAAGAAGAGTTAGGAAATTTATTTAAGGTCTCATCACGTACAATTCAAAATATGGAAAAAGACTCTACAAACATTAAAGATAGTTTACTTTCTAAGTATATGAGTGCTTTTAATGTTAAATATGATGATATTTTTTTAGGTAATGAATACGAAAATTTCGTATTTACGAATGATAAAAAGAAATCAATTATTTTAGCATTTAAAGAAAAAGAAAAACAAACATCTTAAAAGGAGGAACGAACAATGCAAGCATTACAAACATTTAATTTTGAAGAATTACCAGTAAATACATTAACAATCGAAAATGAACCATACGTTGTAGGTAACGAAGTAGCTAAGATATTAGGATATTCAAATTATCGAAACGCTATAAATAACCATGTAGAGGATGAGGATAAGCTACGTACCCAAATTAGGTACGCAGGTCAATTAAGGACTGTGACATTAATCAACGAATCAGGATTATACAGTTTAATCTTCGATGCTTCTAAACAAAGTAAAAACGAAAACATTAGAGAAACCGCTCGGAAATTCAAACGATGGGTAACATCAGATGTCCTACCCGCCATTCGCAAACACGGTATCTACGCAACGGACAACGTGATTGAAAATACATTAAACAATCCGGACTACATCATTACAGTGTTGACTGAGTATAAGAAAGAAAAAGAACAAAACTTACTTTTACAACAGCAAGTAGAAGTTAACAAACCAAAAGTATTATTCGCTGACTCGGTAGCTGGTAGTGATAATTCAATACTCGTCGGAGAGCTTGCGAAAATACTTAAACAAAACGGTGTTGATATAGGACAAAACAGATTGTTCAAATGGTTAAGAAATAATGGATATCTCATTAAAAAGAGTGGAGAAAGTTATAACTTACCAACTCAAAAGAGTATGGATCTAAAAATCTTGGATATCAAAAAACGAATAATTAATAATCCAGATGGTTCAAGTAAAGTATCACGTACACCAAAAGTAACAGGCAAAGGACAACAATACTTTGTTAACAAGTTTTTAGGAGAAAAACAAACATCTTAAAAGGAGGAACACAATGGAACAAATCACGTTAACCAAAGAAGAGTGTGTCGAACAATGCATCAATAAAGACTTAAAACTTTTAGATTATCGAGTTCAACAAATTTTAGAAGGTGTTCTATCAGAAAGCAACACATACGGTGATGCAAGAAATAAATTAGAAACATTGAAAATTATTGCTGAATCTCATTTTAAAACCGAACATGCTTCAGTTATTTACAAATTAGCATTGAAAAAGTTAGAAGAAAAAATCAACGCCACTCCAATTAAAGAGTGACGGAAAGGGAGGATTTTAAATGTTTAAGATTTTAAATGATATAAAAACTTCTTTAAAAAACCATCCTTGGGGTTGGAAAGAGCACTTACCTTATTTGCTGATGTTAACTCTGTCACTTGTGGCTCTGATTCTCGGTGTTCTGTCCGCGATTCTATGATAACAGGCTTTATATAGATTCCTTTGTTGGTAGTGACTTTGATAGTCACATCCCATTCCCATATCACTGGATATTCTTCGAGCAAAAAAGTACATTCTACACTTTCATAAGGTCCTAAAGTAAATGGAATGGAGTAGTTTTTATCTTTATATCGTATAGGTTTGAACGTTTTTTGTTCATTTACTTTATTTTTAATATCAAATTCAACGTCAATAACAGAAATGGGAAACTTTGTGAAATTAATAAATGTTATATCGTTGTAACTTGATTTGTCATCGACCAAGTAATTAAAGCTTCTGGTAGGTATAACATCGATGTTAAGAGAATCTTTCATATAGTCTAAATAATATTTAAGTGCAGTCAGTAAGAAACTAAAAATTGCGATACAAATCGCGATTATGTCCATACTTATCACCTCCTTAGGTTGATAACAACATTATACACGAAAGGAGCATAAACAATATGCAAGCATTACAAACGCAATCGAACATCGGCGAAATGTTCAACATACAAGAAAAAGAAAACGGAGAAATCGCAATAAGTGCAAGAGAGTTATATAAAGCTTTGGAAGTTAAAAAGCGTTTTAGCGCTTGGGCAGAAATTAACTTGAAGCATTTCAAAGAAAATAGGGATTTTACAAGTGTACTTACAAGTACGGTTGTTAATAACGGAGCTGTAAGACAACTAGAAGATTATGCTTTAACACTTGATGTAGCTAAACATGTTGCGATGATGTCAGGTACAGAAAAAGGTTTTGATTTTAGAGAGTATTTCATCCAAGTTGAAAAAGCATGGAATAGCCCAGAAATGATTATGCAACGTGCTTTAAAAATTGCTAACAACACAATCAATCAATTAGAAACAAAGATTGAACGTGATAAACCAAAAATTGTATTTGCAGATGCAGTAGCTACTACTAAGACATCAATTTTAGTTGGAGAGTTAGCAAAGATCATTAAACAAAACGGTATAAACATCGGGCAACGCAGATTGTTTGAGTGGTTACGTCAAAACGGATTCCTTATTAAACGCAAGGGTGTGGATTATAACATGCCTACACAGTATTCAATGGAACGTGAGTTATTCGAAATTAAAGAAACATCAATCACACATTCGGACGGTCACACATCAATTAGTAAGACGCCAAAAGTAACAGGCAAAGGACAACAATACTTTGTTAATAAGTTTTTAGGAGAAAAACAAACATCTTAATAGGAGGAACGAACAATGCAAGCTCAAAACAAAAAAGTCATCTATTACTACTATGACGAAGAAGGTAATAGACGACCCGTTAATATTCAATACAACGATGGCTACGACTTAATGATAGACCCGCGTTTTATTGAAATGACGCTTGAAAGACATCCGCATTTAAAAAATAACTTTTATGGATTAATAGATGGAAAAGAATTTAAGTTAGATTAAATTTTTGGAAATGCAAAGGAGGCATAACAAATGTTACAAAAATTTAGAATCGCGAAAGAAAAAAATAAATTAAAACTCAAATTACTAAAGCATGCTAGTTACTGTTTAGAAAGAAGTAACAACCCTGAATTGTTGCGAGCAGTTGCAGAGTTGTTAAAGAAGGTTAACTAAATTAGGCCTTATTATTACTTTTTAGAATGTGAACAATAGGTCGATAAAAAACTTAATAAACAAACTATAGCAACTATCAATGAATTTTGAATATGTAAATCGTTCTCGTTTATATAGTTTGTTACAAAGATTTGAATGTCAGCACCTGCTGCAATGCCATTAGACCATCTTATTAACTTTTTGAAAGGATGTGGAAAATCATTTTCGATACGTTTGACAAATTCATCGTGTCTCTTGTAGGTACTTTGCTCATTTATTGGATAGGTCGAATTGATGGCTTCAGCCAAAGTAGAGATAGCAGTTGGATTGATATAAAAATCTCTAATGGTCTGTTGTGCTTGAAGTACAATCTCATCATCAAACCTATAGAGTTCCTTAAAAGATTTTATCGTTTCTTCAGAAAATAAATTTCTTTGAAATGTTAGAGATGAAAAAGAATTACGCAAATTAAAATTCATTTCAATTAAGTTGTTTAGATGAAAGTCTACTTTGAAGTCAGAAAATAAATTTATGTTGTTTCTATTAATTATATCTAATTGGTACTTAGGTTTTAAAGATTGTTTAATTGCCATACTTTTAGAAATTTCAACATTACTAATTACGTTATTAATAGAAAAACGAACATTTTTTAAAGGATCAATATACACCAATATCACCTCCTTTCACTAGGAGATAACAACATTATACACGAAAGGAAAGATAGAAATGCCACATATTTTAAACGTAACAGTTCCAATACCTGAAACACATGTAATTATCACAAAAGATGAATATGATGAGCTAATTGGTTATTCATTAGACCCTGTATGGAACATGAGTGACTTAAAGAAGAAATTAAAAATTGCATCTGATGAGACTATCAAGGACAGATTACTATTTCATCCTAGATTTGAAAAAGAACTAAGAGCGCAAGGAATTGTGCATTACCCTGATGAGAATTTTAATCGCTGGAGATTTAACGCAAGAAAGATGAATAAATTCGTCGATGAGCATTTCAATGAAATATATAAGGAGAGAATAAAATGAGCAACATTTATAAAAGCTACCTATTAGCAGTATTATGCTTCACAGTCTTAGCGATTGTTCTTATGCCATTGCTGTACTTCACTACAGCATGGTCAATTGCAGGATTCGCAAGTATCGCAACATTCATATTCTATAAGGAATACTTTTATGAAGAATGAAAAAACTGCTACTTGCGCCAACAAGTAACAATAAGTGTTCATCAAAATATACAACTTAATTAAATCAAAA